AGTTGCATCTACTTTGAGCTTGAATAACTGATTTAGATTAACTACAGAATCTACAATATCTACCCATGATTCTAGTTTAAAATCATCAAACTCTGATTCTATGTGAAATTTCTCTAGAATTTCTGATTTACCATCATAGATAATTCTAAAATTTGGCATGTAGTGTTGTGCTGCAATTTTTGCACCAATTGTACTGCGGTGCCTCTTAATTACATTCTCAAGGAATAGTCGTAAAATTCCTAGTAATGTGTCTCTGTTTGGATCTTTCTCCTTTGCAATTAAAGATGTTGGCACTTCGCCAATTTTAGCTGATGCCTCTGCATGATAATGTGCCATCTCTATCATCTCTCTGATTTTAGGATCAGTGTCTATTTGATGAATATGAACATCATTTGCTGGATCATCAAATGCTGCAGCGTTTGGCAATCCAACAGTCATTGTATTTACAAAAGTTTGATTCTGGTCTGATTCTGCATTGGATCCTTTCTTGTCTCGTTTGAATGCAACTATACTAAACCCTGCATATCCTACACTTGCAACATTTGGAAAGTCCTTATCAATTAGTTTACGAAGTGATCGTCCATGTCCTAGCATTCTCTGCATTTTAGAATAACCATAATACTTTCCAAGATAAATAGGAGAGTCTGCATTGTGTTCTAGAAATAGCATCTCTTCTGCTGGGATAATAGTTGTAGAATAATTTAGTTGAATACCTTTGAGTTTTAGTGTAGGTTGGTCAATTTGAACAAATCCCATATCTCGTGGGTGAATTACCTTAAGGACATTTGGAATTTTGGGATATTTCTTACCTTCCCATTCAAATGTATATTCATCAAATGATTCCTTTAGTAGCATACAACGTCCAAAAATCCAGTGATTTCTAATCAGTGCTTCAATCTTTGTGTTAAAGTCCTCATCAAGATATGGGTCTTTTTGGTCAGGGTCTGAAAATGATTTATCTATTGCAATTAATGGATCTAGTAGTGATTCATTTTCATCAATTATTCTAACTTCTGCTTCATCTTTTGATTCTTGTTTTCCATTAATTGTTTTTAGTTCAATCTCAATATTCTTGTTTAGTTTAAGAATTGGTCGGATTCCCCTTCCCATAGTAAATGCAGTTAAAATATCAATTACACTGCCACAAACTGTGGTCATCCAAATGTTTTGATATAAAATATAATCAAGTGCCGTATATTGATTTAGAAAATATCTTGGATATGTGGTTGTTTTATCTTTAGTTGATTTGGCAGCAAATGGTCCTTGACTAACAATTTCATTATTATTATCCAGTTGTACATCTATTGGTTGAATGTCATATTGTGGAGTGTAATAATTTAGAAAATTATTGTGTTCTGATATTGTTGGCATTTCCATCCCATCAAATGTTGTGATTGGTGGATCTGCTGCAGTTCTTCTTATTGGAAATAATCTTGTAAACCAAGACTTTGATGAATCATCATTATTATTTACTTGCTGATGAACATATTCCATATACACATCTCTTTCTTCAGGAGTTAATCTATCAAGAAATGTCTCTACTTTGATGTTTAGTTTTTTCTTTAATCTCTGTATTGCAGACCTTGTAACTTTTTGCTTACTAGTTGATAGTTGCCTTGCAATTTCATAATCAGATAGTTCACCTTCTTCAATTAGTTTAGTTGCTTTTTTGACTAGCTCGCTTTGCATGTAAGCTAGTCCGAGCTAGCTCGGTAAAGGAAGTATTTACTGGAATTGCCTCATTCTTTTTTTAGGATCTTTATCACAAGTACATTCTTCTTTATCTGATTCTTCAGTCATATCCTTGATAGTGTGGATTTTGTGGTCCTTCTATATATCCTGATTCATGATGGATTAACCCCCCTTTGTATGGATCGTTTGCAAATTTGTAATTTAATAATTTGTACAGATTTGGATATTTCTTGCGTAGCCGTCTAATTACTGAATTTTTATTCTCTGTTAATTTACAACTAGGACAAATAAGATCTCCATGCATATCTGCATGTGGCTCAAAGATATGGCCACAAAAATAACAATCTATACTCTTTATCTTAATACTCAAATTCTTCTCCAGTATTTCCTATATCTCCAAATGGTGATTTTGGTTGTAGAGTTGTAAATGCTGGAGGCCCATTATTACCTTTGTACAAATCCCATCCAATAAATGCATAGTTACATGCATGTAGTGCATCATCAGGCTCTGAATCTTTGTGAGTATATTTGATATACTGTTGTCCAGTGGATTTTAAGAATGCCTTTTCACCCTCTAATGCTACGAATTGTTTTACTATCCACTTTATGGATTCATAATCAGCTCCTGGCAGTATGATTCTGTTAGATGATAAATCACCTACTATGTGCGGATGTTTGATTAAATCAATTATTCTATTTATTGAAAAAGTTCTATCAATGACATAACGTAATTCTTTTTCTTGTTTTATCTTCTCTTCTCTTGTTGGCATTGGTTTTTCTGGTCTTACCTGATATGTCACCCTAACTGAGCGAGTACCATATCTACTTTGTATAGCCTGTACTCTATCTGGTGCTCCTCCTGCATCTATACAGATACAATCTGCAGAATATGCATCAATCAAATTAAAACAGATCTCTTCTTGCTCTTTAGTATCATTAGTTTCTATTTTCTCAACCCATAATAATTTAAAGGTTGGAGATTGCTCATCTATACATTGCCAAATCCATAGTATAGTTTTGCCACCACCCCCCCAATCAATTCCAATTATAATATCTCCTGCTTTGTGATCAACATCATCAGCTGAAGTGAGTGATTGTGTCTTATCAAATAGATTTAGTATATCTTTAGTGGTGATTGGTTTTAATTCCCCTTCAACAAATTCTGCTAAAACGTTTCGTCTAAAGTCCATCTGCACATAATTTGGATCATGTTTTTCTTTCCACTCTATTGAGAACTCTGGTGAGATTTTGTATTTCTCTATTGCATCTTGTATAGTTAACGGAATACGAGGATTTTGCAATTGTGTTAGATGGTATCCGTGTCGGGAATCATTTTCAGGTTTTTGTGGTATCCATTTTCCTGCTAATACATCAATCATGTAATCACCATATATCAAACCATTTTCATTAAACTGTAATGAATTACGCCATGACATATTCTCATAACCTTGATAAATATCTCCATCATCAAAAAAATATTCCATTTGATTGGTACTATTCCATATACGATGATAGTCAGTATCAACGTATCCACCAACTCCTGCAATTACCAGGTCACCAAATGTATCTGCTTGGGTCTCTCGAGCATTTGCAAATCCTGTAAAATCAATATCATTTCCCTCATCAATAACCATTCGTCTATTTGACTTTCCTTGTGTGTTTTGCCAATTAACTCCAGGTAATATCATATCAATAATGGAACGGGTCTTTGTGATTACACGATTCATTGCACCTAAACGAGATACGCCAGAGATATAGTGTGATAGTGGATCAGTACCAAACACATCTTGCCTGAACTTGTTTTCAGAAAATGTCCTTAGGTTATCGTTTTTAAAATTAACATAGGTCTGATCATAATCATATTTTGTAGTTGCATAATATGCCAGGTCTGTTCCAATCATGGTAGTCTTACCCCATTGTCTAGCTAGTAGATACATTTGAAAACCATATTTATCATTTACAATATCTAGCAACATTGGTAAAAATTTCAAACGATTAGGTGTTCCTTTGATAAACGGTCTACAATGATATTCCCATTCTATTCTATCTTTAGGGAGTATTGGTATGTAATCATCTTCTAAATCAGGAAGTATTGTAGCTGCAATTTTTTTAATCTCTTTTCTTCTTTCTGTTTCGTTTCTTTTTCTTAATGCTATAGACAATTCTTTTATCATCTGTTTTTTATTTCCAAAAGTTAAGGCTCTGTTTGCAAATGATATCTGTTCATCACTTAGTGGTATTTCTTTTTTAGTTATTGAATCTCGTGGCAGACCGATAATATGCATTATACAGCATGAATATTCGTGATATGTAGATACTCGTTGATGAAGTGTCTTGTCTCCACACCAGAATGGTAAAGATTCTAAATTATCAATTAGTAATTGATTTGATTCCTTCAGTAATTTTATCTGATTGGATTTCCTCGTAAATGCATTCTTGTTTCTTTGATATACCATTATTATCTTTACTATTATTTGATTTTAAAAAGTCATCACCATCCCTCATTATAGAAATTACATCAATATTTAATTCTACAATTCCTTTAATTGCAGTAATTCTATCACTGTCATGTTTTCCGTTGTCACTAATGTCTTTTAATTTTACTAAACCATCATCAATTGATTTTATTGTTTTATTCATTCTAATTATCATATCATTTTCAAA